TAATATTACCTAGGTGCAAAGGAACCTAAGTTTATGTCACCGTCTATGACATCATTTCCAGAGGATTCAAATCCACTTCCTCCTGTGCGCTTAACTGTTTCTCTATTATCCTTACGATCTTCCATATACTTTTCTTTCTGCGTAGGCTTAGCCTTAGCTTCTTCCATCTGCATACCTAATTGGAATTCATACAACATTAGTTCTTTCTTACTTAATACTTCCTTTTGTAATGTTCTATCTTGTATTTGTTCCTGCAACAATAAAGTCTGTTGTTTAGCTTGCTCTATGGCTTGATTTTTTTGCATCTCAGCTTGAGCAGCAACCTGTTGTGTTTGAGCATTGGCTTGAGCTTGAGCTTGTATATTAGCTTGAGCAGCTTCTTGATCTTGTTCAAATTTCTGTTTCTTATATAATTTAAGCATTTGGTTAGCTGTCTTGATATTCCGTATTTCACGTATATCAATAGCGTGATCTAAATCAATTAAACCATTAGCTAAAGCAACTTGAATATTGTTTTCAAGCATAGCTTTCTCTTCTTCGTCTGGCATTAGTTCTATCATTATGCCAAAATCTCTTAAGTGTAGTTCGCTTAATTCATCAAGTATCGCGATGTTGTGAGCTCCTAAGCTTTGAACCCACTCTTCACGCATAGGAGCGTATTCTAATACATCGGACAACCTTAAGGATAAAGAGTCTACTAAATCGCTTGTTATATTTAAAGCTCCATCTCTAATGTGTCTTGTAGCTGTATTTGAATTAGCCGCCGCCATTTTCTGAACACCAACTAAAGCTCTTTCATCCGGAGTACTCCCATCCCTAGCTTCATTTAACCCGGTTGTATCCCGAATCATTTGTAAGTAATAGTTATATGTCGTTATTAATGATTGGATCTTGCCTCCTCCATTATTTGATTGTATTTCTTGTATTGGCACTTTTCCAGGGTTCATATCTCCTTCTCCTGTAAAAGACCTACCTATAATACTACCTGTTTGAAAAAACATTTTAACGGCTTCGGCTGGATTGTAATTTGTTCCATTACCCAGATCTATTTCAGCTAAACCATCTGCGTCAATATAAATACCATCTGGCGTCAACCTAGAAAGCACTTGCTGTATCTTAAGATGTGTTAATTGAATCATATTAGCAAAACCTGTAATTCTGCTAACCAAACTTTCTATTTTACCTTTATACATTCTTGGGGTGCAAATACTATAACTAAGCTTTGCATTTTGTACAGAAGATTTTGGTCTCACTTGGTTATCTGCAACCTCCCACTCTAACATCATGTCTTTACCTAAAACATAACACCCTTTCATTACAACCTCATAAGGGATACTCTCTCTTGAAAAATCCCCTTGTAAATCGGCTGGTGGATTGAAGCTACTATCTTTTTGAATAGCTCTGTCCCCTCCAGACGCTGAGGTTTTCATTTTGTAGACTTCCTCTAATACGGTTTTATACTCAAAATATAAAAGTTGTACAGAATTTGAATCAATTTCGTTTTGGGATGTTCTATTATAATAGTTATTTTGTAAGGCTCCTTGTTGTTGGATATCTTTGATATCTTCCATGGTCAGCCACGGGTATTCTTTCTTAAGTTGGTTAACATGGATGGTCTTTACTTCTCCGGCATAATATAAATCGTTAAAATAAGGATCCTCTGTATATGACCACACTAAATTAGCTGGGTCTACCCAATCCACCTTAATCCCCTCTGTTTCAGAGAAACGATCTTTCACTGCACCAATACCTATTGTTGTCAGATCATAAACTACTCTTGAATATGTTTGATCATATTTATTATCACCTAGAATCTTAGACATGGCTTCTTCTTCCGCTATTTCGCCAGTATCCTTATAATCTAACATCATGTGCAATTCAAACTCGTCATTTGATTGAGGCAATGTATTAGGGTTATTTTCTGCTAATGAGATACCAAAATTTGTTTCTGCAAATTCCGTAAGCTCTTGAGTATGCATGTCTCTTAAAAGTGAATCCATATAAGCGGATTTCTTATTAACACCAAACTCGTCTACTGAAAATGCTTTAATCTTAAACTGTCGTTCTGTAATGCCATTAGCAATGATATCTACAAACTTCGGAATAATTGGTACAATTTTCCAATCAAGGTTTAAATAGGACAAATCGCCATCAATAGCTAATTCATCCTTATATTTCTGTATAGATTGTTCTCCTCTCGCATAGAGTCTATACTCATGAAATGTACTCTGATTAGATGAAAAACGGTTGTCCCCTTGATCATTCTTAAACCATTCTTGTTCAATAGCTCTTGCTATCTTTAATCCATAGTCATACCCTAACTTCTCTTCATCCGAAGCCGTTTGGCTAGGAAAGTAACTTTTTATAACAGACTCTGCCATATTACTTATTTATTTCTTTTAATTATTGTGGAACTACTACCTGTCTGGTTGTATCTCGCAAATCCTATGTTTATTTTACTTCTAGTAACTGTATTAGATGGTCTATATAAATTTCTATTACAAGCCATTATAGCTAACCCGGAGCTAATACTAGCATCAAAATCAGTTCTCTTATTAATATCAAACTTAACCCAATCCTGCAATGTTCTTTGCAAGTACATATTACCATAGCAACCTTCTCCTAAATGCCCAACATGCTTATCAATATACATTTCTATAGCTGCCGCATGATCTTGTTTTATCTGTTCTCCAGAATTTGGAATACCACCTATTTCTTTTTCAGTGACAGAAAGCTTATTCCATAATTTATCCGGCCTATTCATTGCATACCCTCTATACCCTCTTTTCTTAAAATGATATAATAATCTAGGTTTGTTATTTTCAACTAGTATTGGCATACCGTAGAACACTACAGCCATTAATACATCCTCAAAGAAAATATCCGCTGTTGGTGGTCGCGTGATATATTCAAGGAAAAAAGTATTAGGAGGGGCATTTTCCATACTATATTTAGTAAGCCCATGCAATGCTCCATTGGATCCTCTTCCTCCAACTGTACCTGATATATCGTAACTATCACACCCGAACGCTCCAATATGTTCATTACCAGGTAGTTTAGATCCGTTCTTTATTATTTGTTTATTTTGTAGGTGTTCATCTGGAACCCAAGCTAGCTTAAATCTACCTTTTGGATTAGGCTCCCATACAACTGTTGTATCTTTTTTACCATCTGACCATCGGAAATTACCTCTAGTTACTAAACCTTGGTATTTTGTACCTTCATTATAATCTATTTGCTCGTATAATTTGCTTAAGTTAAATAAGCTATTCTTAGTCTCATCTCTAAAAGCATGTTCTACGGTTCTTGGATATTGCCTATAAAATTCATTTAAGCCATCAGAATCATCCTTTAAGCCATCTACTTCATTTTCCCAGTGTTCTAATACTCCTATCTCAATCCAAGTCCCATCTAATGCTTTTATTGGTTCTTCAGGTGTATCAAATACCGGATGTCCATAAGAATCAATGAATCCCTCGAAATTCCATTCCATAGGTATGAATAAAGAATATAATCCTGAGCTTGTCTGTCCATTCCTATTTCGACGTTTGACGTCTGATTGAAACCATAGTTTTTTTCCATTCTCACCACCTTTAGCTAATGCATTACAAGTAGATCCCATCATACACTTACCGATGATCCGACTACCTAAACGTAAACATGTTTTTGTTACACGCCAGTTATTTAATATATTATTTGGTTTTTCCCATTTTTTAGATTCATCATGTACTAGTAGTCTAAGTTTTTCTCCATCATAGGAGTTATCCCCCGTATTCTTCCAGTCAATTGTTGTATCTAATCCTTCCATGTTAGCCATCATAGCTTCGTCATCTGTGGATGTAGTTTTAACCATGCCCTTACGTGTTAATTTCGTTGCTGGCACTCTATATGCTAATTCTGTTTTAGGACGATCCATACCGTCCTGTATTGGTTTAAAGTAGAAGGGATAGTTCAATGAGATAGGTACAACCTTATCTGTAAACATTTTTTTAGCATCTGCTCCAGTCTTAGATAATATACCTAATCTTGAATCTGATAGTTGCGTCCCTAAATTTACCGTTTCGCCAGAAGCCATAAAAGAAAAACCAGAACGCCTATTCTTTAGGTAATCCATACCATAACATCTGGGATCCGCTTTGCAAGCTTCCCAAAAGATATAGAACAATCTGTTTGACTCTCTAAAATCGGCTTTACCAACATCAATCTTTGAATGTTGTAAATATATCCAATGACTACCAGTTAAATATGTTGGTGTCCCGTTATTCATAAACCAGTAGCCATTTTCTCGATGCTCAAATTGCTCATCAATATATGGAAACCACTTATCTTTAAATACCTGAGGTTTTCTTTCCCACTCAAATATGCTCTTTATTTTTTCTAACTCTTTGGGCTCTACATTAGCTGTCCACCTTTGGTTTTCTGCTTTAGAAGCATTTTTGTTAGTCTGCTTAGGGACACTTGGTAAGGCTATCACTAATCCTTGAATATCATAGATCTCCCCTATAGTGCCATCTTTACTGATAACTATAACGTCGGAATCCTTATCATATCCGTACTCCCACTTTTTAGATTTATTTAATCTTTTTATCCTATTTGATGATATAGGGGTAACTACCTTATATAAGTCTTGTACATACCCTTCCATTATTTCTTACGAGATCTTTTTTCAGCAAAGCCTGTAAACCCTTTAACCGCATCCACCTCCACCTCATTAATAATGTCTGACTCTTGTTTTATTCTAGTTAGTATCTCAAAAGCGTCAAATATTGCTAATTTCTTAGTAGCCGCTGCGTTCTTTAGCTTGTCGGCTGATAATTCTTCGCTATTTAATGGAACTTCTTCTCCATCTACAATCATAGTGC